CGTCATCGCCTATGAGTTAAGGATTGATTCCCAAGCCGCTTCTCGGTCATCCGTGTTAACGGTCCTTCCGACAGCTTTGTTTACAGCCGCTGCCTTCGGGTAGCCGTCCGTCTTAAAGTTGTCTGGGTCACCTTCATCCATCATCTTTTCAAGGACGGTTACTAGCTCTGAGTCCAGCTGCACGATCTCCTCGACAGATGTTTCTTCGACAACCGAGACATCAATTTCTTCCTCAACAACAGAAGAACCCTTGAGTTCTTTTGCTCCCTGTTGGATCGCTAAAAGACCAATCTCCTCAGATATTTCCCGAGGTACGCCTGGTTCGAACAAGACGGCGGTTCCGCCCAGTGTTGTAATGCGTAAGTCCTCGCTGCTAACAATCTTCATGATTTATTGCCTACTTAGTTTTGGTCGTGTACTTCTTGCCGTTCCAAGTGAATGTCTTCTTGCCTGTTTTCTTCGCCGTAGCGAAAGCTGAGCGGAAGCTGCCTGCAGCCTGTGACTTCTTCTTGAATACTTTGTACTCGCCTGCTTTGGTCTTTACCCCACCGGTCTTGTCGCGTTGCATACTAAGAGCACGGGCGCGTGGGTTAGGGTTTGTATTCCGTGGGGCGGCATCGAAATCCATATTGGTTTTGGAATCGACGGAGGTGCGGGCGCGCCCTGTTCTTGGATTTTTAGGTGGAACCGGCCTTTTAGCTGCAGCAGGCTTACTAGAAAGGCTTCGCTTCTTATCTTGCCCAAGTGTCGCAGGTGCCTTCTTCTTAGCGGGAGCTGCTTTTCTGGCTGCGGCTTTCTTCGCGGCCTCAGCTTTTTTCGCTTTCATTTTCGCGTCCATTCGAGCCATCTGCCCGCGCAAGCGATCGCGGCGGGTGGACGTAGCTGTTGTTCTTGCCTTGGCGTAAGGTCTTTTTTTCATTTGGGCACTCCAAAAAAAGAAAGCCCCCTCCGAAGAGGGGGCTATCAGCTCTACTGAGCGGTATCGAGGCAGATGACACCGAAGTCCTGTACAGAGCCACTAATGTCGCTGTTGTACTTAGGCTTGCGGAGGCCAAAGATCTTGCCTACGGAGATACCTGACTGGTTGCCGTAGTCGAAGGTGTCTTCGACCATCTCAGGCAGACCGATATCAGCCAATGCGAGAGCTTGAGCACCGCAGAACAATGCGCGAGCACCGTCTACGTTAGCGCCAGCGCCCCACTTGTACCCTGCAGCACCAGCGTTTCCAGAAGCACCAGAAGCTGCGCCAGTAGTGTTAAACACATGACGGAACTCATGGATCATCACGCCGTCTACCATCAGGCTTGAAGAACCCGCGAACAGGCTGTTCGCAGTTCCTCGGACACCGGCATTACGCACGTTGGCCAAGAAATCGCTATCAAGCTTGAGGTCAGCCATTTGCTGCGGAGTAACAAACATGTGGAAGGTTTCTTGGTTACCAGCACCTCGAATACCTCGGATGTAGTTATCCTTGGCGTACGCTTTCAGGTTCACAATATCGCGATAGGCGATTTTGTCGGTCGCAGCAACAGCAGTGGTATCACCAGCTGCTAGCGTTGATGTACCACCTGACACATCTACCCGCAGGTGACGCTTGTTAGTCGGGGCAGAAACATCTGACGCGAACTCCAGATCTACCAACTCGTGGCCAGCAGAAGAAGAAGTAGCACGCAGAGCGCCATTGTTTTTGTGAGTGTAAGCAACACCTGACAGAGTCAAGAATGCCAACTGGTCACAGCGGTCCGCAATTGCATAGGCAAGTGCGTCGCGAGACTGCTCACGGAAGTTCACTACCGTCTTCTGGTCCGTCATACGGCCAGCGATCCGGTTAGCAAAACGCAGCTGATCCAGCTCGATGCTGATGTCGAACGCGCGCAGTGCTTCTTCGTTCCCTTCAAGCGTGTTATCGCCCGTAATACCGTCACCGGTCATGTCGGCAAGCAACGTAATGTTTGCTTTCGTGCCTTTTTGGTTCTTGGTCAGTTCAGTGACTCGCTGAACCATCGCGTTAGAGCCAGTACCAGCGAACTGGTTAATGAAAGATTGGTTGCGTGCTACTTTCCAGAAATCACGCGACCACATCTGCAGTTGGTCGCCCGTAAGCGTACCGAAGTTCGTTAAAGCCATGATGGCCTCCATAAAATTGTCGTATTAATAGCGCAGCTAATAAAGCTGCTCGTTTAGCCGACTTACTGGAGCGGCTAATCCGTGTTCCCGTGTCGTGGGACGACGAACTAGCGCGTTTTAACGAGAGCGACCTCGGCAGGTTTAACGCCTTGTGCAGGCGATGGTTACGTTTTTTACGGCTACGGGCCGATCAGATATCGCTCTGATGGACGAATATACATCGAATATTAGCGATACTAATATATGTATGCAACACCTAAATCAGCTGCGTCGGCTAGGGCGGTGACTCGCTTTTCGAACCCGCGCTGTCTTCTTCGCTATCTTTTTTGGCTGCTTTGAGAACTGCTTGCCTTTCTTTGTGTCTTCCCGCTTCTTTCGGGAAGTGGCAGCGTACTCCTTGTCTGATAAAGCTTTTCGAGCCTTCTTCGGGAGATACCTTTCACCTGTCGCTTTGCTTCCTTGAGTTGAGTTTTTACCGGACTTTGTTCCCCATTCCTCTTTAGTCCACTTAGACAGCGACTTCTGGGCCTTTGTTTTGGGGCCCTTATAACCGCCACCTGACTTTTTGTAGCGCTGCGTCGCGATTTGCGCCTTACGGGCTGACCACTGGCCAGGTTTTCCGCCAGCTGAGCCCGCCTTAACCGACGCGACAATGCGTTTCCATTTAGGTTCGTCTGTTCTAGCCATCAGATCACCACTTCACGCGATTTGCCCAATAGGCCGCGCTCATTTTGCCCTTGGATATGTTCTTAGCGTGGCGTGCTTTGAAGCTGGCGCGCTTCTTACGCATTTTGTCGCCTTCCCCAGCCTTGGGTTTGCCCGCAGTCTTAGCCCCTTGCTCACCAAAACGTATGGTTTTGATCTTATCTCCCTCTTTAGCCACAACAATGTGCGATTTTTTCGGGTGATTAGGCGTCCGCTTCGGTTTGTTAAAGCCCGAGACACCTGCTCGGGCTAATCGTGGGTCTCTTTCGCTCGCCATTCAGGCTGCTCCTTACAAAATATCGCCGCGTAGGCGTCTTAGGGTGGCTTCAGGCAACGCTTCAAACTCTTCTTCGGTCATGTTGGAGACGTCTAGACCTTTCTCTCCATGAACCGAGGAGCTTTCACCTGGCAATTCAGGTGGTTGAGCTTCTGCGGCCTTCAGTTTTTTACTTACTTGCGCACGCTTCTTGGCAACTTCGTCTACAGACGGCGCTTTCCCAGCCAAACTCGGTGCGCTTTCTTCCGTTTGATCTAAATCGTGGTCTTTCACGACGTATTTGACGGCTTTTGACAGCGCATCTACTACGTCATAGCCGGTGGACATGAACGCATCGCGCAGTTCGAGGACCTCGTTCGTGTAATCCTCGTTGAACTCCGCTGAGTTACGGTCAAAAACGGGATACGCTTCTTCCATAGCGGTCGCTGCCTGCTGAAGCGCGTTCATTTGGCGGTCTTGGGTTACGGTTTGCGTCATTTCTTGGCGCATTTCGTACTCAAGCTGCTCGCGCTCCGCCTTTCTGATCTCGCGTCTCAGGGCTACGGCTTTCTCTGTCTCGCCGTCGAGCACCATGTTCTGGTATTCGACTTCTTTCTCATCGAAATCGTAGGCTTCGGGCGCTTCTTCAGCTTTTTCTTTGGCAGCATTTATCTCATCAAGCTGCTTCTGTAGGGCTTTCTGCTTTGCAAGCACCTCATCGAGGCGGGCTTTAGGAACCATTTTGCTTTTTGCCGCTTTCTTAGGCGCGGGAGTAGGTTCTTCCGGTGCTTCTTCGGCTTCTTCTACCTCCTCTTCGACAGCTGCTTCGGTTTCTTCGGCTTCATCTTCGGCCACGTCCTCTTCGGGATCTTCGGCTTCAGGTTCTTCTTCCGATTCTTCGGCTTCAGCGACAGTGGGTTCCTCTTCGACAACGGTCTCCGGTTCCTCTTCCTGTGTAAAACTAAGGTCAAGTGCAGGCGCGTCGTCCTCTTCAGAACGATCGGCCCCTGGCATTACGTCAAAGTCCAGTGACTTGTCTTCGGTTGCTTCGTCTTTGGTGCTCATCTCAAAGTCCTATTGGGTTGGTTGGGTTGGTCCAGCTGTACGCGTAGCGCTTCTACCTTGCTTCATAGCTTCCGCAGCTATCTTGGCTGCGGCGGTAGTCTCACTTTGCCCTTGGCGGATTTCGTTGGTGGCAGCAGAAAGCTCTCTGCGGAGGGCTAGCTGCTCTTGGTTCATCTGGAGCTTCGCTTGTAGCTCAGCCAGACGGGCTTGCGGATTCACTTCCGCTACTTCCTGTACCTTCGCGACGTTTACGGCCGCTTCGGTCTGGAGTTTTTCGACTTCAGCTTGGAGCTTCATGGTCTCCAGCTGCAGGTTTTGCATCGCCAGCATCTGCTGTTGCTGCATGACCTGTGCCTGTTCTGGTGTTGGCGGTTCTTGGCCGGTCATTTGACGTATACGTTTGGCCAGTTCTCCCTTCTTCACTAGATGGCTGTACTGAATGATTGCGTCGTCAGGTATTGCGACACCTGCTTGGCGTAAACTCAGTGCTTCTGCGAACTGAGTCTCGTCGAAGCTGTCCCGCGCAGGGGCAGTGGAGACAATTACGTCGTATTCACCCAGCGTTAGGTTGTTGATGATGTCTCCTTCGGGCGACATCGTGTTCAAAACCAGCGGTTCGCGCGGTTGCATCGGGTCTTCTTCGTTCGTGACCTGAATAACGCGCTCTTCAGTGTAAAAAGTCTGAATTAAGTTCAGAATTTTCTCTGCTAGGTACTGTCTGGACTTCGCTAAATTGTCTAAAGGCACCTGAATCATGATCGCGCCGCGATTCTGCTTCGCTTGGATAGCAATTCCAGACACTTCGGCGCTATCTGTACCCAACATTGAGTCGTTGATGCCCGAAATCGCCTGAATATTCGCTGCTGCTTTCAGCCCAATGCGGTCGAGGCCGGTCGGGATCTGGTTAGGTTGTATTTTTGCCGGTGGATTCGTCCCTCGGTTGTACTCAAGCACCAATCCAGTCTCTGCGCCGTGCTCTTCGAGGTCATCGGCCGTCATACCAACGAGCGATCCGCTCTCAACCATCCATCCGCTGTTCGCGGTGGTGTTCACGATGTGCAGTTCCTGGCTCGCGATCTTGTTCAGCTGCTCCTGTGGGGACAGCAAGTTGCGGATTGCGCCGAACGGGCGTCCTCTGCGGAAGTAGCAGAAGAACGGGACGATGGTCAGCTGGTCATAGGGAGACCAGTCGTCATGCAGAACCACCTGATCGCACGTAACAGTCCACCGAACCTTGCGGATGACCTTGGATATAAGCTCCATATCGTATTTCTTGGCGAATTTTTTACATTTCGCCTCGCCCCACTCGGAAGGGCACTGCCTTTGGTCGCCAGTCAATCGGTCGACGAAGAAAGATGCACGGTGCAGCTTCTTGTGCTGACGCTCCACGACGCGCAGCGCCTTAACGTTACGGTACTCCTCGTCCCCAGGGACGCCTGCGCCGAAGTAATCGTCGTTTGTTTCGGTGTCACCGAAGCGGGTTTCCTGATATTCGACCGAATCAGGGCCGAAGCTCATACCGTTCTCTGCAACGAACAGCAGACGCTCCGCCTTGTCCTCGCCGTACAACTCCTCGATCTCGTCCAGCGTCATCCACTTAGACTCAAACACCTCGTTCCAAGTCTTTGGGTTGGCGTCCTTCGCGTCTGGATCAATGAGGATGTCCAGCGGGTCTTTAGCCGTGATACGGATCTCGCCTTCAACGTGGTCACTAAAGTCCATGCGAACGTCAAAGTATCCGCGACCGTCCATAATCAGGCCGTCACTGAAGACCTGCTGCTCGACCCAGTCCAGCTTGTTGCTGTCAGCAATCTGCATGTACAGCTTGGACAGTGTGTGCGCTACTTCCTCGTCGCCACCGCGACGGGGCTTGAACTTAATGTCCGCACGGCGGGTCGACTGTTCGCCCAAAATTGTATTAATCGTAGGCAGAATCGTGTTGATCGTAAGGGCGGGGCGTCCTTCGTTCTCAAGCATCGCCTGATCATCTGGGTCCCATTGGTCCCCTTGGTAGTACTCATCACACTTGAGCGCCATCTCCACGTAGTCGAGGTGGCCGTTATCCCGAGCGCGTTCGTAACGCGCCCATTGGGTGCGTGTAATCTCTTCTTCCTTTGCAGGGTCAATCTTTCGTGTCTTAGCCATCGTTATGCGCTCATTGCTGATTTGTTGCGTTCACCCTTGAGTAATCCAGGGAGCCGGTCTCTCCAGCTTGGGATGTGTTCAATCTTCTCTACGAAGGTGCTGAACTCGGTCATCATCAGACCAATCCAAGCCAAGGCATCTACTTGGTCGTCGTGGACCCCATTCGGGAAGCGCAGGAGTTCTGCGACTAATGGGCCAGTAAATTCCTCATCTCTGGGCAGGAAGACCATGCCCTGTTGCATCCGGCCTTGGATTGCTCTGGCGCGCGCTTCTTTGTCCCTGCGGCCAGTTTTCAAATCTTTGAAGTACGCCTCGTAGAGCCCGCGCTCACGAACGCGCTTTTCGAGGAACGGCCCGAGGGCCATCTCGATGTGTCCTTTCTCAATCCCGATAATCGACGGCTTCCACGACTCGTACAGATCGAGGATCTGCTCAACCAGTTCGAAACCGTCAAACCGTCCGCGCACCATGTCCATCACGAACATCTGGTCGTACTCGTCGACCCCAACGACGATCCCGACTGTGTAGTCGTTCCGGTCGTTCTTACCGATCGCCAAGTCCCACGCGCAGTAGTAACGCATGCGATCTTCGTCCACCTCGTCGCGGTCGTAGTACTGGATCATGTCTCTGGTGAAGTAGTCACCGTCATCAGCTACGGGGTTCTGCTGATACAGTGCTGACCAGTCTCTGGGCCCGACAGCTTTCTCGATCCGCGCGAGCGCGTCCTCGTCGTACCGTTCGCGGTGCAGGGCTTCACCTTGCTGCCGAAACTCCTCGTCCACCTCCGCTCTGGCTGGGTAGTTCACAACCTCCCACTGCTCGCCGTTATCTGCGGCAGCTTTGAGCAGGCGACCCGCCAAGTCGTCGTCATGCCAGCGAGTAAGAATTACCAGCACGCCGCCGCCTGGCGCGAGACGTGTGTACGCGGTAGAGGTGTACCAGTCCCAGGCACTGTCGCGCGCGTTTTGTGATTCCGCGTCGTCTCGGTTCTTTACCGGATCGTCAATAACGAGGATGTGAGCGCCTTTACCAGTAATACCGCCGCCCACACCGGCAGCAACGTAACCACCACCAACAGTAGTAAGCCACGCTTCAGCAGACTGTGACTGAGGGTCGAGGCGGGTCTTGAAGGCAGACTTATATCCCTCTTCGCGAAGGAGGCCACGAACCTTGCGGCTGAAACCCATTGCGAGTGAACCCGAGTAAGAACAACTAATAAACTCATGTTCAGGATGTCGCCCAAGGTGCCAAGCTGGGAATCCAACCGATGCAAGCGTGCTCTTACCGTGCCGTGGTGGCATGAAGAGCATGAGTCGAGGCGACTTCTTCGCTGCAACATCTCGGGAAAACTCCTCTAATCGTTTACATATGTCCTTATGCACCCAACCGGCTTGATAATCGGGGTTAAACCGCTCCACGAACGGCAACAACTTCCGGCGGGTCAGGAACCGCAGTGCGAGTTCCGCGCGCGCCTTCTCTTCGACAGTGGATTCCTGTTCTGTTTCCGGTTCGGGGCTCGCGGGCTGCGGTTCTTGCTCCGCGATATCAGATTTGCAGTACACGCAGAGACGGTCGTCTCCCGAGTACAAAGTCTCGGGGTGAGACGCTTTGCAGCGTACGCATTCGATCTTTATGACATCTGTCATTAATCGCTCTTGGGTTCGAGGTAGTCCAGATCCTTACCCGCAATCTTCAACAGATCCTCGTCACTCATGCGCTCTAGCTGCTTGGTACCATTGATGCTGATGTTTACCTGGGTAGCGTTTTCTGGTGCAGCAAGACCGTGCAGCTTGACCAGGGAATCGGTGGTGTTTTTCATCTCGGTGGCGTTTGCCGACGAGTTGTACGCCTCCATGTACATCATGTGCGCGTGCTGGTTGGTGAACTTCACCTCTTCGCGCATTTCTTGACGAAAATACTCGATGGCTTGCGCCACAGAAGGCCGTTTTGCAGCTTCGTAGGTTGCTTGGGGCGAAGAGTATCCTGCGCCGCGACCTGCAGCCGCGATCGTCATTCCTGAACTGATAAGCGAGACCAGCTTTTCCTGCTGCATGGTCAGTGAACCGCGTGTCAGGCCCATGTAGGGCAGATGCGATTGAAACTCCGTATGTTCGCTCACTAAGTCAGTGGACTGTGACTCCGATTGGGGTGCCTGTTCCATGAAACTCTGGTTCTTCATTTACATACACAAACGCAGGTGATCCGTCGAACTCGTTCGAACACATCTCCGTGATCCATTCTTCCGCGTACTCCTCGGAGTACCCGTGGGACACAAGTATTTCGACAGCTTTGTCGATGTCATAAGCGAGGACTTCACGGCCATCGCGAACGGTTGACCCGATAATTGCGGCGTCAAGACCTTCAATAGCGATGACTTCTACTTCGCTCATCTCGGCATATTAGCGCCACTAATATTTAATCACAAGTGAAATTGGCGATGGTCTTGATCCACCAAAAGAACATATCTTCGGGCAAATTGTGCTTCATTATATTAATGCGGTAGCACACCAGCTGTGTGTTGGACGGGGTATAACCAACTTCTTGTGAAATCCTGTCTATTGACGCGTTGTGGTCTTTAACACCGGAGCCATCAACGTGATGCGTTAGGTACACACCGGACAACGCGCAGCGTCCTCCTTGCGCCTCCCACTTAGCTACTAAATCTTCATACGTTATGTGCCAATCGCGGCCAACGGCTCGCGGATCGCGTTTATTGGAGTTCTTGGATTTTGAATAGAGGTTCCGCAAATACGATTCGTAGCTCGAGGATATTCGTTTCTGGTTCGCGGTTATACGACACGCCTGGCACTTAACTCGATTGCGCTCAAATTCCTTTTTTGGTTTTTCGAAACCGCAGGCTGAACATACGATGGTGGCTGCTGGCATAACGTAAAGATATTAGCATCACTATTAATAAGTGCTGGAGCATACACTCCTAAAGGCCTGTTTCTGCAAAATTTTTCAAAAAATTTTTTTTCATTTTTACGTCTATATCGCTCACGGACTATCTCCCCCCTTGGCCCATCGCGCCCCCCGTACCCCGATCCGCAGTGTTGGAACCTTGTCTCGTGTTCATCTGTGGAACCTTGTCGCAAAACGCCTCGCTCCTAGCGTCGCTCGTCGTCGGTGTCGTTATGAATTGGATGAATGGTTCGTCCAATCACAATCAAGGAGACAGAGATGTCACAGTCGAACAACGTTATCGGTAACCCAGTAAAGCTTTCCCTCGGCAAGAGCAAAGGCAGTGCAACGATCTACGCCCAGCTAAAGAACGGCAGCGTGTGGGCACTGAACGCCCCGTCACGTAGAGACGCTAATCAGTGGATCAAGTTCATCAACGCACAAGGCGCGCTACTACTCAACGGGTGGAAGCGAGTACGGGCCGCGACCCAAGCACCACGATCCGTGAAGCCCCTGCGCGCTCAACTGCCACCGACCGAAGCTGCACTGCTGATCCAGCAGAAACGCGCTGAGCAGGCCGCCGCTTACCAAGCCGCTAAGCAAGGAGAAGTGTAATGACCACGTCAGACATGTTCGAACAACACTTCGCCCGTACGCCGCTCGCTCGCCAGGAGGCTCGCGATCCGCGATCCGCGCCCCAGCGGGCAGCAATCCGTAAGGCATATCGTCGCTATCTACGTATGGGGTTCGATCCCCAAGAAGCGTCGTTCAAGGCCTATCACTATCACACCTCTAAACTGTAACGGAGAAAACCCATGAAACTATTCTACACCCCAGTAGAACGCATGCTCCTGAGCATCGACGACTGCCACGAAGTAACCGACAACGAGTACCTCCGAGACGCCTGTTGGAAGATCTTCGACAAGTACTTCGGGAGAACAAAACTCTCGGTTCGTGAAGCGCGGCTCTTGGATCACGCTCGCGGTCTGTTGCAGATTTAAGTGTGTAGCAGCTTTGAAGTGTGTAGCAGGT